GACCGTTGTCAATATTCAGTGTAAGCCCGAAAATTGGCGCTGCTGAAACACCTACTCTGAAGGTACCTGCGGTATGAACGAAGGTTAGCATCTCTGTGATAGCTGTTGGAGACGCATCAAGCGACGTTCCAGTAGCACCGGAGAAGTCTTGTGCAAGAATATTGAAGGTTGCTTCAACTTCTGCATCAAGATTTACCGACAATGCCATTGAATTAACGACGCAGCCAGTAGCTACTTCGAATAATGATAGGTCAGTATAACCTTTTTCCATTGAGAATGACTGCTCTGTTGATCCAGTAGTCAACACATTGGTAGACCAAGCGTTGAACATGAGTGATTCTAGGAAGGGATCGAAGGTACCATGAGACAATGGGCATACCAAATCACCTTGAACGGTAACGTTACCGTGGCGGTTGGTGCGACGCATGCGGTCACTACGAATCGTTGTGTCTGGGAAGACTGCTTTCTCTTGGTCCAAGCTGAAACTAGAGTAAGGAATCAATACCATTGTTGGGGTAGCCGGTGTGGTACCGTAGGTTGATTCGATAATGTAGGTTACTTGGGAAAGTGCACCACTTGCTTTTGGCATTTCTTAATTCTCCGTTGTTATAACGTTATGTTGTTATGATAGTTAGTATTTATGATATTTCACTCGACCAACGTACAGTCACAGGCAAATGGTACCAAAAACTACTCTGGATTCCAATTTCACGCCATGAACGCCATATCCTTACGGTTACAGAGCCATCGGTTAGCAGTGTGCTTCTCGTGTATTTAGCAATTATGCGGTCAGCCATTACATTGGAACCTTCCACAAGATCGCCTTCAGGATAGAATAGGGACACTTGATACAACCCTTGGTATCTATCTTCACCAGCCGTACCTAATGTGAACGGCTCTGTCTCCGATGGTAGCAAGGATGTGCGTGTATACGCAGTCTTCTGTGCCGCCAACGTTGTAGTAATTGTCTTCTCGGTGAACATATTCTCAGTAATCAGGGTAGGTAAATCCGCTACAGTGGCTACCTGAGTGTCCAACAGTGTTTGTATTGCTTGCCAACTCATTGCTTTTTCTCCGCTTTCTTCATTGCTTTCTTACTTATGGCATCGGCTTCATTCGCTGTGCGTCTTACCATGCCGTGTGGTAGATGAGTCGAACTACCCATTTCGAGTACCCCAATATAGGATAAATTGTTCTGTATGGTCACCTTGTCACCCACCTTTAACGTTGCGGCCTTCTGTGATATTGACCCTTTGGTCGCTGAACCAGATGGGTCTTCCTTAGAGGTGGTGCTTGTATCGTTGATAACCCAGTTAGCCTTGGCTGTACCAGAGTCAGCAGGGGTACGGTCGATGATACGACGGGCAGACTCAGCCACAAACTCTTGAAGCATCTCGTCATTCATGCCCTCAAGTTTGGCAAAAGCCTTCTTATTAGCCGTCGATAATGTGGTCATACTCTTTCGTCTATCTCTTCAACGTGCATTTCAAGTTCGTTACCACGTCCGGCTTTGAATGGTATACGCACCAGCTTAACTATTCTGAACTCACGGTCACTCCACATGACACGACTGTCCCTTGTAATATCATCATTGTTCCGTAGCTTCATGATGTGAGTAACCTCTGGTTCAAGTCTATCAGACCATATGTTACGGAGCCCACCAGCATCTAGAACCTCTGCTCGGGTCTCTGCGGTCGTCGTCCATGTGTAAACGAAAGACTTCAGAGTAGCATCCTGAGTGCGAGTATGCTCTTGCACCGTGATAGGCTCTCTGAATCGACCTCTAGTGGAACTATTCTTGCAAGTAGCCATGTTAGATGTCCAATTCAATGTAAGGCGACAGGAGGGCGTGTGCGGCGTCTGAGATAGGTTCAGGGCATCCTTCGTACATCTGCTCGATGATGAGCATGTTTGCAACACGCAATGGCTCAGGAACTTCATCCAATGTGTCCCCATATCCTGATACGAAGACTATTTCTACACCATTTCGTGGGCGTAGGGAAGTAGATGCCCAACTTGAACCACTGTTCAACACAATTGCCCCGTTGGACTCAGCAGTATCCACATAGTAGGTAGATGATGCTTGTACGGCGGATACGTCGGATGTGTTGTAGTAAGTCACTGATGTGACTGACTGTAGCGGACCACGTACCAAAGGAATGTCGTCCCCAAATGGGAAACGGTTCAATGACAGTGTCCATGTTTGGTCGAGTAGGCTTTTATCAATGTAAGACTCAATAGTCTTGCGTGACGCCAGTATAAACGAGGTCAATAGGTTGTCGTCAGCGGTGCCCGACACTGCCAAGAAGTCTTTTAACTCCTGCAATGTGATGAGTTGGTCAATGGCATCGGTGGTTTGATTGAATGATCCAACAAGACCACGCTCTCGATCATAGTATCTCATCATTCTTTACCTCAAAATCGGTGATATCCTGCGTCTCTTCAGGAAGATTCGGTGTCACCACCTTCTTCTTCTTGGCGACATACTTCTTCTTTGCAGGTGCTTTCTTCTTAACAGGAGCCTCGTCCTCGACATGCTCGGCAAACTCTAGGCGAACCATTGCCATTGCGAACTCTCTACCAACATCATGGACACTATCCTTCATCCAACGACGCTGTTGATGACCTTCTCGGTCGGCTGCTGCTACTGTTGTTTCTTTAAATTTGATCTTCATGATAAGTATTTACCTTTTTGCCCAAATGAAAACGGCGATAGAGTTACCCCTACCGCCGCCATGTCCATCAAAGATGAAACTACTATGAACCTGAGAACGTGCTGTTGTTTGCAGGTTGGTTGTTAGCTTCAGCGATAACTGTTGCAGAAACGGGGATACCGTTTGTGTGCGTGCCAGTCAAGTTGAAAACAACACGAATGTAGCGTTTCGAACCACGGTAGCCAGTAATGGCAACTACGTCGTCCTCGGCAGGGTCGTCAATCAGAGCGAACTGACCTGAACCACCGCCCGTTGAATTTGCCATGTCGGCATCTGCAACGTCAGTGTATGTAATGTCATCCGCAGACTCTTCAAGCTCAACACTCACGTAGACAGTCCCAGAAAGGGTGTCACCAGAGATGCCGATGTTCGCAGAGATAAGTGCGGAATTGCGGTTTTGCAAATCGATACCAGCACCGTTAGAGTCAGCGGTAAGAACCTCTGCTTCATGGGCTTTGATAACGTCATTGCGACTATAAGTATCACGATATGGCATGTTAGAATTCTCCTATTAACCATGTTAATGTCCGGTCCTCTCCCGAACGGTTTATAGCCAGAGTTAACTCAAGGTTGAAGACACGGTCCTCTCCCGTATCTCTCTGGTTGGAAGAAGGTGGGACGAATCAACATCCCACCTTCCAGTTTAGCTTTTCAGCTAGGTAGTGTTGCTACCCTTAAGCGTCCTTGATATCCATTACTTTAATGGCTTCGAAGTTTACAACTCCGCCACCGATACGCTTGGTGGTGTAATACTTCACACGACCCTTCGTAGTGTATGGATCAACCAGAGTACGAAGACCCTGACGCTCAGCGATCATGTAACCTTCACGGAAGTCACCAAATGCAATCGGTTTTACACCGTCAGCATAAGTTACGCCGGAAGTAGGTGCTACCATGTCCTCAAAGATGGACACGCCGTAGCCCCAAAGCTCGCCGTTGCGAAGACCAACAGGGTCAAACAACCAATTACCATTCGTGTCTTTCAACGTGAATAGGTTCTTGTGGGTTTGACGACCCATTGCCCAAGTAGCATTCTGACGGTAAGCCATCTTCAACGCACCAATCATGGCGGTCAAGTCGTCTTCGTCGAACGTGCTAGATGCAGCAGTTTCAAGCTGTTCAATCTGCTGTGCAGAAAGATCGGTACCAGCGGCATACGTAAGGAAACCACGTGGCTGACCAGAGCCGGTGCCGTTTACGAACGCTGTATTCTCAAGACGAGCCAGCTTGCTAGCAACCTTGCCAGACAGCCATGCTTCGAGACCGAAATCGGCATCAGCAAGCATTTCTTCAGTAGCATGTGGCTCAGCAGTAACCTTGTGCACAGGAATCTTGATCTTACCAAGTTCAGGAGTAGAAGTTTCAGACTGAGTCTGAGCTTCGTCTTCCCAACCACCGCCAGCTTCGTCCAAGTCTTGGAATACAACTACTTCCATCTTAGAAGTTTGCTGAACAGTAGCAACCGGACGCATTGCAGAAGTCTCATAGACTTGCTGGATAACACGGTTGGTAACATCTTCAGGTACACGAACGCCACCATCTGGGTCTGAGCCGACTTGCATCAGCTTGACTTCGAGAGCACGTAGGGCATCTTCAGGGTTATTCTTGCGGAGGTAACCTTCGAAAGCAGCCTTGTATTCACTGTTCTCAGATGCTTCGATTTCGGACTCGCTCTTTGCACCAATGCGGTTCAAAGCAGTCTGGAGACTATCCATCTTGGCTTCAGAAGCAGTCTTTGCTTCTTGTAGGGTTAAGTAATCGGTATGGATAAGGTCGAGTTGAGCCTTAAGTTCCGCTTCACGAGCAGAGCCAGAATCAACGATGGCCTTCAGTTCATCACGAACTTCAGCAATCGGACCTTCAACCAGCTTACCAATCTGGTCTACGATGTTTTCAGTTGACATTTTATTTGTCCTCTTTAGTAGTTAAAATTATCTTAAGTTTGTCCGCTAAAGAGTGGTCTTTGACCGAGTCTGTTGACGGTGATGTTTCATCGAGTTGATTGTCTGTGTCAGAGTGCAGATCGGAGGATGCGTCATCTTTGATGCCGAAACGACTCTTCACGCCTTGAAGAATGTCGTCTAGCTCATCGATGTCCTCTGACTGCGGGTCTTCATGCAGGTCAAGTGAGAGTGACTTCACATATTCCAGTACCAAACGACTATTCTCTTCATTGAGATCGTCAAATACTGTTCTTAAGTCTTGCGACTTAACATTATTTACGAGGGAGGCTTCGTTAGCAGGGAAGGTTACTAAGCTGACTTCGTACAACTTCAATTCCTTAAGGAACCGAATGCTGCTCTTAACTTGGTCTTTTACGACGCTGTATCCTATGCTCATTCCATCCAATGCCCCCATCTGAAGAAGGGAGTGGGCTTCTTTGCCCAACTGTGTATCCAACGCAAGACGACCCTTAACGAATAGACCATCTGCGTCTTCACGAATCTCTTCAAAGATACCAATTGGCTTCGAAGTATCGTGTTGCCACAATAGTTTTACGGGGGTGTTGCGATTGTTTAGTGTACGCTTGAAGGCACCAGCCTCAACGACATCGCCGTAGGAGTCTACGTTGCCGAAAATACTGCCATAACCTTCAAAGGTTCCGGTATCCGAAACAGCCTTAATGGCTATAGTCAAGTCTTTGCGTTCAATTTCCACGATATGATATCCTCTGGTTAGTATTATTTATGGTTTTGGGATATAGTGCAGCCAACTTGGGCATTATTCTGCACCGTTAACGGTCACGGTTGGCTTCACAGTAGGTAGCACGTCTCCTCCATCGATGGGCTCTAGCCCAGATGCTTCACGTTTCTCATTCACTGTCATGTAGCTAACCTTCTCCAACGCATCTGACTTCTGCTGACGACGCTCAATCAGCGCATCGATAGCGTTCTTGTCATAGTCTAGGCGAATGTTGTCACCAAACTGTGGGGACAGCCAGTTGTTTAACTCATCACGAATCAAGTCTGCTTGAGGAATGATAGTATCTTCCCACATGCTGAGACGAGCTTCCTTCATGTTGGCAAACGTACTGTCCGAACCAACGTTAATGAGGATGGGTGGCACACGGAATGCTGTGGCTATGTCCTTCGCAAAGGACGCCTTCGTGTTAGCATAGTCCATATCCTTTGGACTCAATCCTAGTTCCTTCGCTTCCATGTCATCACCAAGTACCATCGGACGACCACTGTTGTTGCCACCTGCAAACACATCATCAATGCGTTGGCGTAGCTGTTCCTTTTGGTCTTTCGTGGTTTTACCTTTCACCGTGATGACGAAGGAAGGGCGTGCCCCATTCTTTAACAGACTATAGTTCCATGTGACAGCAGTATTGTGCGTCTCGACAGCAGTTAATGCTGCTTCGATGGGACTAAGTCCAACAAATCGATTAAGTGGATTGAAGAACATCGTGTGCAATACGTTAGCCTGCCCAGTAATCTGGTCAACAGGGTATACAACCTCACTATCGTGGTTGCCAATCCCTCGTGGCATGTAGGTGTATCGTATAGGCACCATGTTCAAATCACTTGCTCCAACCACTACACGGTCGGGTCTCAAGTTGAATAGCTCAGTAGGGACACCGTTGCTCTGCATAGTGACGTTAGGGTCGAACTGTGCGTTGTTGGGCACCATGTAGTTGTTACCACTGATGAGCATGTAGTATTCAATCTCACTGAAGAATGCCGACGTACCCTGTGTTGGGTTGGGGCGAGCCAATAGGCGAGCGTAAGGATGATTGTCATCAACTTCCTTATCACCGTCGAACACCTGCCAATTGAGTGTACCCATGGCTGTTGCTCGCTCATCGATACAACGATGGGCAATAACATTAGCAATGTAGGCACGCTTGGCAAAGGTTTTGTAATTTCTTGGGGAAAATTCAGACTCCTCTCCGCCCAATATGAAACCATAGGTTTCAGACAGTTCACGAGACGAACCAATGTCCTTCTTTTCACTGGCGAATAGGTTCTTTACTTTTTCAAACATGGTGCTTTCTCCGTTAGGCTACCCAGAAATCTAAGTTCGGGCTCTGGTATTCTTCAAATAATTCGTTGAAGCCGATGACCAATGCGTCCATGCGGTCAGGGGACTTCTGTTTCTTACCCAACTTCGGGTTGAATTTGGTGCATTCTTGCTCCAATAATAGGAAATTGTTATCCCCATCATCGCCATTGTGACCAACGTTGTGGATAAGTCCCTGCTTATATAGTGCAGCTACGGGACGTGCACGGTCTCCTTTACTCTTCACCGACTGTCTTAACTGTACGTCGATGGCTCTTCGGTTGTTGTGTATCACGGACGAAATCATGTTTCCGCCTTGGTTTTTCTCAACAACAATGTACGATGCAGAGTATTTATCATATAAGTCTATCGCACGTTGAGCCCAGTCATCGGCGTCGCCCTTTAATGTGCCGTCTTCGAGCAAATATCCGTGCATTTCTCCATCTTCCTCTTCCCTCATACCGTTGACCGTGATGCCGGTAAGGTCACTGTTCTCGTCTTCACTTATTGCTGGATCGATGGATACAATGATGACATCCATTGACTCTACGAACTTTTGGAATTCCTTCAAGAAAGTTGAACCATCTATTTCTAGGATATGCCGAGTGTTATTAAACATCTCTTGGGTGAAGATTGCATTAGGGTTAGCCTTCAGTACATCACCATAAATCTCTTGGTCTGCAAGGTCAGGGTCGGCTCTCTCCAACCTATCAAGGGTGTAGCTAAAGAATCTGCTTGCCATGTGGCTGAAATTGTCGTATGATGGGCGTTGCACAAGATACGTGGTAGGGTCGTTGGATAGTTCCTCTATCAGTTCAGTAGGCTTAGGGGTAGTCGTGATGAGTATCTGTGGATGCTCGCCTGCTCGCAGTGTCAGGTTAAGTTGATCCCACAATTGACGCTCATACTGAAACTTACACATCTCGTCCACCCATGCGAAGGCAAGGTTGGGTCCACGAAGCTGTTCATACTCATCCGCACTGAATGTCATCGCCTTGATACCATTCGACCACGTTATCAAACGTTCTGTAGGCTTGTATACAGGACGATCCATAGGATGACTCATTGCCAGTATACCAGAAGGACCATTAACCATGATGCGTTTAACGTCAAAGCTGGTCTTACCCACGATGGCTATAGAGGGGTCACCCTTGGGTACCAACTCATTCTCAACAATGTGTCGTATCATCATGGAGGCAGTCTGGGTCTTACCCCAACCACGACCGCATCGGTACATTAAGACAGGGTGGGTATTACCGGGGTACAACTGTGAAGGACGAAGATGGGCGGCGGGCGAGTGTGCGAGGTCGATTATCTCTTCCTTGGACAGTGTAGATAGGAATGCTTCTCGTTCGTCTTTAGATTTGAGCTTAAGCCGGTCCATGAAGGACATCTCACGATTCAGTATAGCTTCTCGTGCACGTGGTACGAGACTGTCTAGATCGATTTCACTTAACTTTGCCATCAGTGGTAACCCTTTTGGTTATTTTGTGTCGTCGTCATCGTCCGAATCAAGGAAGTCTCGTAGTTTATGAGCCGCCAAGGTAGAGGCAGCACCAATAAGGGTAGCTGTCTCATCATCCATTTCAATGCCGGTGGGCATCTTGCGTTGTTGGAAGTCAACCAATTTCTGGGCAGCACGGAGCTTCTGGTCAATGCTAGCAGCAAACTGACGAGACTCTGGTATGTTGGGTGCATCGACATTAACGCATGCTACAGGGACACCTCCGTCCTCTTGTATCATGGTGGAAAGAAACTCATATGCAGTCTGATGACCGTTCTTAAGACACTTATCCACCGCTTTCTTGCTGGTTTCATTAAGTTTCTTTTGAAGTTGGTTCACAGGATTGGCAGTCCCACGTGGGCGACCTTTCCCCTTTGATGCTGTATTACCTTTCTGAAATGTTGCCATTACCAATCTCCGATTATGGTGCCGTTTAACTGTGGCGATGACCTTATTTAGGGCGGCGGCAAACGATAATCATGTAGTTCGCTGTTAGAATAACGCTATGAGATAACCAAAGAATGCGGATGTAGTTGCTAATCCGGCTGGTAACCACCACCATTTGTCCTTACCAAACAGATGCACTAGAGCGGTTTTGGTGTGCAGGGCATAACCGGCTACGGCTATCTGAACGATGATGAAAAGCAACCATCGGTTGTCATTACCCCAGTCTGCGATATGCTGGTCGGGTCCGCTAGTTAAATCAGCGAGCATCCAATACCCCCTATGTAGTGCAGCAGCAATTGCTACCAAAAATATACCTTGGGTAAAGTCTTTAACAATGGGGTCTGTGGTCTTGTTGTATACTGCTACCATGAAAGGGATAACGAACAGGCTCATGATGAAGAATTCGAAGTTATGGGCTCCGGCTATCAGTTGAACCATGTCCATGATGTTTTCTCTCTGTGGTTTTTTTAATTGTTTCTTCGAGTTTGTCTGTTGATAATTGAAACTGACGGCTGGCTACTTTGAGCCGAGCTAACGTTTCGCATGTTTCACGTGACTTATGAGGTGCCACGATCTCCATGACTTTGTCCCAAAATTCGTTCATTGTGTGTTCCATTAATCCATACGTGAAATTTCACGCTCCACTAAATCTAATTTCACGGAGAACCGCTCCATTGAGGTTGAACATTCTTTGGCTACCTCAAGTAGCTCCTTGTTCTGAATCCGATTGACCCAAAGTAGGTAGGCACATCCTATGTAACCCAACATCCATGGTCCGAAATCGTTCAGTAGTTTTGAAAGCGTATCTATATCCATCTTGGCTGTCCTTCATTGAGTTATGAAACAGCCTGTGCTGACTACTTAGTCAGATAGAAGTTTCGAGTATTACTATTTACAGTTATTGTGCAATGCGTCATAAACACTATCATTATAGTTGGGTACTATGAGTACCGAAACGCAGACAAAAA